GTAGATCAAACATGTGTGGCAATAGCACACGTTCAAGTTCGGTGTGTAATCCACGAGCACCAGTTCGAGATTTTAAGGTACGGTCGGCAATCAAATCTAGACTATCTGTGTCAAAATCCAGGTTGACTCCGTCCTGTTCAAATAACCATTTATACTGTGCCACAAAGTTATTTTTAATCGTGGTTAAAATATCAATCAGCTGAGCCTTGCTTAAATCTTGTAGACTTACTGTACTGCTAAATCTACCTACAAATTCAGGTATCAGTCCGTAGCGTACCATGTCGTCGGGTGTGACTGCGGCAGTGCTTACGTCGGTTGTAAGTTGTGCACCAAATCCTATAGCAGTTCCTTGTACACGATTTTTTACAATTTGATCCAGTCCCACAAAAGCCCCGCCACCTATAAACAAGATATTGGCTGTGTCAATTTCCACCGAATCTGTACTGGGTGTTCTTCTGGATCCTTGTGGAGATATCCTACATCGAGTACCTTCAACTAACTTTAATAAGGCCTGTTGTACTCCTTCTCCGCTCACATCACGACTTACTGTACTGCTTTCGCTTTTTCTAGCAATCTTGTCAATTTCATCTAGAAATACGATACCACGTTCGCATTGTGCAATATCTCCATCGGCAGCAATGTACAATCTTGAAATTAAACTTTCAACATCGTCACCTACATAACCAGCTTCGGTAAGAGTGGTAGCATCTGCTATCACAAAAGGCACATTTAAATATCTTGCCACAGTGCGAGCCATTAAGGTCTTGCCAGTGCCAGTCGGACCTAGCATGAGTATATTGGCTTTTTGTATTTCAAGATCAGATTCTGCATTGTTGATACGTTTGTAGTGATTGACAATGGCCACACTTAATACTTGTTTGGCCGCCGTTTGACCAACCACATGTTGATCAAGATAATCACATATTGCTCTTGGATCCGGAATTGTCAGTTGAGTATTTTTACTACGGCGTGTTTTTTTAGTGTCAACCAATAGACCGCTACAGAGATTTACGCACTCATTACAGATGGCGGAATCGTCGCCGACAATTAATTTTAATACTTGATCTTTGGTTTTGGCACAAAAACTACAGGTATCAATTGTGGACATATCAGACTGTGGGTGGGTTGGCTCTTAATCTTTGAGCAATAGCTTCGCGTTCGGTGTCGCTTAATAAATCTGGATCATATTCACCTGATCCGATTCTCGTGATAAGATGATCAATATAGGAATCTTCGTAGATGTAGCTATTGCTAATTTCTTTGTCTATTTCAATCCAGTCACGACCATTAAATTTGTAAAGCACAGTAGGCAGACGATCCACACGTAGATAGGTATCACCTTTGTTGGGTGCGTCTGGAAATGTTATACCAAAGCCCGATGTAGGGACAGTAACTTTTAAATCATTATCGGCTTGTGCTCGCGCTTGTTCGTGGCGGTCGACTGCGTGGCCAGCGTCTACGCTGTGAGTGTCAAATGCCTTGTGATGCATACGCTTGCCATTTATTTCAACATACTCACCACCAGCTGATACTACTCGTCCGGCAACCGGATTAGGCAATGGTGGTTCTTGGTTAATTGTAAGGAATAATTCTTCTCTGGCAATTATTTCGCCTGTTGGTAATGTGTCCTTGACTGTTTCTTTAATTGCTTCAACTTGCTCTTCGGTCAATGGACCGTCATCTGGTTCGTAAACAGGTACATTATCATTAGAATTACTATTAGTAACACCGTGTTGCAATATAGTGTCCGCTGTTTCTTTGTAGGCAAACTCAGGACCGGTCTGTATCCACTCGCCACCTGGCTCTCTGACTCCTTCAAAATTATTCTGGTGTTTGGGTTGTTGATCCCAAAATCGTGCTCGTTCTCGTGCGCGGTCAAACCAAGATTCTACAGATTCCTCTTCAGTTTCTTCATCGTGTACCCACCCACCTGTTCCGTGGCGTGCCCATTCAAATTGTTTGTTGGCTGATAAAATTAAACACAAGGCCAAGGGATCAAACACCAGCACAATCATGATGATCACAAATCTTACAGCTCGTTCCAATATGCCAGAATCTGGATTGTCGCCGTACAACAGGGCCGCGATATATTTTATCGGCCCGACCTCCGCTTCCACTTTCCTAACTTCTGCGGCAACAGGCGCTCGCTCCTCGTTGAGAGCGGTGATCCTTTGTTGAGCCGTTGTAATGTCCGCAAGCAGGCGAGCACGTTCTTTCTGCTGGCTTTTTCGAATAGCACTGGATCTACTTGCCCCTTCTTCCGAAGTTGAGCGTGCCATAACTTGGTCCACAGCCTCATCCATTTGTTTGAGAGATTTGCGATCTGCATCTATATTTTCCCGTTCGGTTCGAATTTTTTCATCGTATATGGCAATCTTGGCTGTGACATCTCCGCTTACTAGACTTTGGTCGCTGTGGGCCTTCGACAAGAAGCCAAAAATTCCCATGCTGGTCAACAACATCAAAAAGAACACAGCCGGCACAAGATAGGTTTTAAATAGCCAACTAGCACGACGCCAGTTATTGTGCAGCCATACAGTGGCAACTATTTTGCCCAGTTCCAAGCTGGCGCCCATGATGATCACCGGTACAGTGGCCGCGGCAAAAATGGCCGTGAGACCCATGATTGAATAATAAGCTGCCACCAAGCTCAATAGTAATGCTGTGGCCAAAATTGTGAATCCAAATATCATTGCATATTTACCGTTTTTAACTCCAGGTGCGATGTTTTTCAGCTACCCACTCTCGACCGTCGTATTCTTCAATCTGCCACTCAACGTCGGCAGGAATTTGTACTATGGACAAATTTGCATGTTCACCATTGGCCGCAGGCCCCATTTCATGCACTATGCCGACCAGGACCGGATCATCGCGTTCGAGAGCTCGACTGTTCCACCAGGATCGATTGACCCAGATACGTTGTCCCTGTTGTATTGTTGCGGCACGATCTTCACGATCCTCCAAGGTGTAGGCTGTGCCAGTACGATGTAGATAGGCCAATTCGGCCGCTCGGCTTAGGCCAAATCCACCATAGGTGGCATTTATCACAACATGACGTATGCCTTTAAGATGTTCGATCAGGCGATCGTGTTCGGGATTTGATTCGTCATCCAGACCAATATCCAGATACTGTGCGGCCATGTCACACATGCAACTAAAACAGGTTGGACAAAAATTCACGGGCAATATGCCAAAATAACCTTGTATACCACCTTCGTCGTCGGTGTAATCACAACTGCATACCGAACAGACGTGTGTGTCTATCGTTTGCCCGGCCATGTTTTGGTCATCAAATTAAAGTCACGTTCATTGGCTACCACACGATTTTCGAGGTTCTCAATTCTTTTTTGCAGATTTATGGTACGAATTAGCAATATTACCACGGCCACAACCATGGCAGTGACAGTGAGTCCCCAGCCAGCAACGATACTGTAAGTCCAAATCCATAAATCATTGATGCCACTTGTCAGTAGTGTGATAGGGTTCATAGGCCGATCCATCCTGCTTGATATTGTGCAAAATAAGGTAACACACCAATTTGATTTGCGTATTCGGCCAATAATCGACCTTTGCCAGCAATCTTGCTGGGTGCGATAATGGTACGCTCGCCAGATTCCAAGATGTGTGTGACCGGAGGGCTATCATCTACTACCAACAAGGTATCCGGGTTCAACAGGGGCGTGATCGCGGCAAACTCTTTGAGGCAGTGTGCAGCACTTGGGAACCAATAATCCCAATCAAGATCCCAACTGTCAAGATACACCAAGTTTGGTCTTATACCGTCAGCATCTCTTGCTAGTTCATCTAAAAACTTCACGCTGTCTTGTAAGTGTACCGTGGTCTGTGCACCAACCATGGCCCGGCAGGCCATGACCGAATCGGCACTGATATCTACAGCATGAACATGACTGTCGGGTCCACGAGCTGAGACATAACGATCAAACAACACTGTGCTTTGTCCATCTCCGGCCCAGTTATCGGGTTGACGAGCGACTCCAGTTTCAATGATCAGGATCGGGCCCGATTGCTGATCCAAATATTCAAACATCTTCCTAAATGTTCCGGCTCGTTTTTCTAATCTAGGTTCAGCTTCTTGTTCAAAATAGGTCCAAAAATCTTTCGTGCTCATCGATCCGCCATGGATTCTAACAACAGTATGATATAAGAAAACACAGCCAAGTGAGCAAGATTGTATGCACCAACTATACTAAACAGCACATACACCAGCAAGAACGCTTCGAATCTAAACAGTTTGTATTTTTGGAAAAGTCCTGGAATCATTCTTGTTCCTTGAAGTCTACTACGTTACCCTCGGCATCGGCCGAGATAATACGCACACGCTCGCCGGACTCGTTTAAGATTTCAATCGGACCCCAGATCCACCATTCGGTTTCATCTTGGTACCAGGTGTCATCATCTCTATCTTCTAGGTCATAGATGCCGTTTTCATCAATAAATTCTTCAAGCTCTTGTTCGGCTTCTTCATCAACACCAGTGATATCAACGTCATACCAGCATCCGCCGTCATCCATGTTGACCAGTTCTACATCGCCAATGTTGTTGACTGCACAGTCCAACATGTTGATACTGTCTCGTGCACCATTGCCACCAGGCACTTCAGTGAATTCAAATTCAGGCGGAAGATCGTCTGTGGTTTCCACCGTCCATTCACCCCAACGGAATCCATTGGTGACTGTGATTCTGCCTTCACCATCACGTTGGACCCAGTGTTCAACTTCCTGTACGTTTTTCTTGTGGTATGTTTTAACTGTCCATAAGGCCATGATCAGTTGTCCAAGTCCATTGTGTTCCACTCTTTGATCACCGCGATCAATTCGTCTTCGGTATTACACATAACTTTGGCGGTCTTCCAATCGCTTTCTTCGTCACGACCACCAACTTCTACCATCCAACCGTTGTCGTAACGATTGAGTGTGATTGATTCATTTACTTTTGATAATTTTGTTAATTTTGATGCCATTGTAATTCTCCTATCGTTGAAGTTGTTGCCACGCTAACCACTGCGTAAAACTATTATACACTTGTTCAGCTTCGCGGTCATCCTGTTCGAGTCGTTGTCCGCGAACGTAAAATCCAGTTCGACCGACTCTGAGCATTTCGTCGCCGCCGCAAAAGAATGTCACTGAGTGTTCACTTAGAGTCGATTGTTCTACGTAACTCATAATTTTTTTCCAAAAGTTCGTTGTTGCGTTTGCGTAAATCTGTGACATCTTGTCTGAGACTGTCAGTCAAATTGCGATGGTATTCCAGGTCACGCTTGAGAGTCAAGTCGGTAATCACTGGTGGTTTGTTACGATTGGCCACAGTGTATCCTGCAACAAAACCGGCTGTGCCAATTACTACGGCTATTGCATAGATCGGAAG